CCAGCCATATTTATAACTAATCCTCACAGATTATTTATAAATTAAATACACATTATGTACTAAGAAAGTACTCCCACTTGTTAAACTCACATATTTTCTTGTAATTTATAACTAATCTTTACAGATTATTTATAAATTAAGTACTAGGAAAGTACTCCCACTTGTTAAATTCACATATTTTCTTCCAAATTTCATCATGTTCTTGTAACTTACTTCTACTTTTTAAATAATTAAAATAAGGTAAGAACTCATCGTAACCTAATAGTTCGAATAATTTATGGAATACATAATTGTTATTAATAAAATTTTTTCTATTATTTGGCTTGAACTGTTTAAATGGTTCCTGTACTTCCTTGAATAATTGTCTTAACTTATCCTCTAATTCTCTGGTTAACATTGGTGGAGGTAAACCATTAAGTTTATTAATTATATATGGAATATGTTCATAATAGGATGTCAAACCAAGTTTTTTCAAAATAGCGCGTAATGTACAATTATTAAGAGTAGATAAATCGGATATTCTTAATTTCTTCAATTCATTAATTATTTGTTGAAATATTTCATTTGGTATCTCAGTTGATTCTTTACCCTGGAATTGGTTCAATAGTTCTGAAAAATGGTTCATACGTTTATAGCCATTAGGTTTAGTTTCAATAACAGGTTCTTTATAGTTTGGTTTATCACTTTCGATAGCTATAAATTCTGAATGTCCGCATTCAGTACAAACTAGGATACCTTCTTGTAAATGTAATGTTTTTTCCTTCTTACAAAAATCACAGTGAGGCATATGATTAGGTCGTTTATTATTGATCTGTATTTTCTGTGTAACTTTCAGATAATTATCAAAACATTCAGATTTAGTATCAGTTTGATTATTATAATATTTATCGATAATATCGAGAGTATTATCAAAATATTCAAGTTCATCTTCTAAATTTTCTATCTTTCTAATTTCTCCTTCAATTTCCCGTATACCTTCTTTCAAAGTTGCTCTTTTACCTATGTTTTCAAAAGTATAATCCATAGTATCATCATATTCATTTTGTAATTTTTCTAATCGTGTTTGTAATTTGGATAGTTGTTTATCTTTTTTTTCAAACTCTTTCATTCTTTCTTGATGTTTGCTATCAAGTGTTCCATGTACAATTAATGATTTATTGATAATATTACTGCAAAATGACGAGTATTTTATATTTTTATCTTTGAATGATGATTGAGAAGTACCAACTTTGGTCTCCATTTAGAATCGTATATATATAAAATCACAGGTAATTTCTTTATATCTTTTTTTAATTCAAAGTAATAGATCGATATTAAAAATAGAAATAATTATATATGCAAATTGATAATTTTATAACATCAATATATATTCTTTTATTGGGTATTATAATTGGAGTTATATTGTATAATAAATTCGATAAAGATTACTATAAAATATCAAAAGTGATGCATTATTTAACAATATTATGTGCATTTTTATTTTTATATATGGGTTTTTTTCCAGCAGCTGTTTTATTAGGTTTTCATTTAGCTTATGAATTAAATATTTAAGGTGATATTATATGAAACATCAGATTGATCAAGTATATGTTATTAATATGGATAAGGATAAAGATAGATTAAATAAAGTAAAAAAAGAGATGAAAAAACATGGTTTACGTTTTAGAAGATTTAATGGAATAGTAACTAAGGAATTAAGCAAAGATGTTTTAGATTCTTATGTAGAGCCATCATGTCAAAAATTATGTACAAAGGGTTTAATTGGATGTGGAATAAGTCATATGAAAGTATGGGAAGATGTAATAAATATGGGATATAAGAATGCTATAATATTTGAAGATGATGTTATGTTAGATGAAAATTTTAATGAAAAATTAGGGTTTAATTTGAAGGAACTACCAGATGATTATGATATATTATATTTAGGGAGTTTAGGGTATGGTGATCCTAACGCAAAATTAGATATATTATCAGGAGTATCAAAATTTGTTTTTCCTATACCAGATGGTATAAAGGAAGAAAATCAAAAGTACAAAACATTAATAGTACCAGAATTCCCTTTAGGATTATATGGATATATGATAAGTAAAAAAGGTTGTCAAAAGTTTATAAATAGGTTTCGAGAAAAGAAGTTACAAAATCATATTGATGTTGAAATGATGTCATATAGAGATGGTTTAAGAGTGTTTTCATGTAATGAATCAATTGCTTATCCAAATTTTAATATACCATCGACGATCCAAGAGGTTGAATTTCCGAGGTTATTAGATAAAATATTGTATAATATCAAAACATATAATGGAATGCCATATTCAAGAGTATTAGGGTTATGTTTTTTCCAAGTTAATGACAATAATATTTCATTATATTATGGTTTGTTTTTATTGTTGGGATTATTAAGTAATAAATATAGATGGTCAATATATGTATTTTTAATTAGTATATCACTGGATGTATTAGAGAGTGATAAAAAAGTTGGATTAGCGTTGGTTACATTTTTAATTGGAAAAATAATAAGTTTTTTAATACGGAGTAAAAGGTAAGTAAACAAGTAATATTTTTGTTCTATATATTGAGTTTATAATATATAGGACATTAATTAGTGTTTTTTAGAAAATTTTTTTCTGTGCTAAAGTATATCATACAAATGGGTGGTGGTTTAATGCAACTCGTTGCCTACGGTGCTCAAGATGTTTACCTAACTGGTAATCCTCAAATCACATTCTTCAAAGTAGTATACAGACGTCACACTAACTTCGCTGTTGAGTCTATTGAACAGACCTTCAACGGTGTTGCTGGTTTCGGCCGCAAAGCCACAGTTACTCTACAACGCAACGGTGATCTAATTTCGAACACCTACCTACGTGTAACTCTACCGGCTGCCACTGGTGCCGCCCCCTGGGCATGGGTACACAAGGTTGGCCATGCTCTGATCCAATCAGTTGAGCTCAACATTGGTGGCACCAAGATTGACAAACAATACACTGATTGGTTCAACATCTGGGCCGATCTATCGAACAAGGTTGGTCAATCCCGTGGCTTCAACAAGCTCATTGGTAACGTCCCAGAACTTACCGAGCTTGCCCTAACCCACGGCGAGAACGTACTATACGTTCCCCTTATGTTCTTCTTCAACCGCAACGATGGCCTAGCCCTCCCTCTGATCGCCCTTCAATACCATGATGTGCGTTTCGAGTTCGAGTTCCGCCGCCTATCTGAGCTGATTGTTGGCACTCAACCCATCATCGGTGACCTAGTAACTGCCTCTCTATTCGTTGACTACGTCTACCTAGATGCCGAGGAGCGCAAGAAGTTCGCCACCTCATCCCACGAGTACCTAATTGAGCAAGTACAGTTCACTGGTGACGAGTCAGTAACTGGCCTAAACGTCAAGCCTCGCCTAAACCTCAACCACCCAGTCAAGGCTCTCTACTGGGTGATGAAACTAGGCAAGTTCACAGCCGGCTCAACTTACCTAGCTTACGGTGCTGATATCGAGGCTGTCCGCCTACTAGCCACCAAGCGTTTCTGCCTAGCAGTTGCCGCTTACCTCGGCACAGGTGCTGGCACCACCCTTGATCTATCAGGCAACAACCTAAAAGCTGCTGCTGCCCTATCAGCTGGTCTAACAACCAAACTAACTGCTGCCCGCGCCGTTGCCGTATCATCTGAACGCCTAGATGTTGATAACATTGTTATCACCGGTGACCTACTATCAGTTGAGGACCTATCAACCCCCGTTGTTACCCTCCTACTAGCTTCAGGCCATACCCGTGTTACCGTTGGTGATGGTGCCGCCGCTTCTGATGTTGTTGTCCGTGACTGGGCTAACTACGGCCAAACCCTTGACCGTAAGGAGAACCCCATCAAGGATGTCCTCCTACAGCTCAACGGCCATGATAGATTCAGCCTACGCGACTCGAACTACTTCAACTACGTTCAACCGTGGCAACACCATTCCAACACACCTGCTGATGGTGTGAACATGTACTCATTTGCCCTAAACCCTGAAGACCATCAACCATCAGGCACATGCAACATGTCCCGCATTGATAACGCTACCCTAAACCTGACCCTAAAGGCTAACACCCCCGTGTCAGACACCAAGCTATCAATCTACGCTCTATCATACAACGTGTTCCGCGTTGTTGCCGGCATGGGCGGCCTAGCTTACTCCAACTAAGCTATTCAATCTATTTAGGTTGGATTTTATACTTAAAATAAAAAATAAATTTCTCTTTGGAACTTGTTAAATTCCCAAGAAAAAATAATTTAGACCTTTGAAAGTTTAAAAATAGACGATTCCACGATAAACTTTTCAAAGTTGAGGCTTTGTATCCTCGTCTAAAAATTGCTTTTGTGCCAATGCAGCCGCACTGATGCGGCTCAGGTAAGCTGGACGACCGATCTTGGAAATCGCCTTATATAGTTTTGCTTAAAAGGTATATAAAGAGATGGCTTTTAATTTTATTAAAAATGTCATGCCATTATTACTGCAAACTCACTGAGTTTATGAACGACTTAGCAAAAGACATTATGACCATTCCTGACCTCCAAACGCAAGTGCCACTCCTACAAGAGTTTGACAAAGTACGCAAACCAGCCTACAAGCTCCTTGATACACTCCAAGAAGCAAAGGAAAAGGTAAGACCCGATACATCCGTATCTTTGCCAGATGTTGTGATCAAGGCCAAGTTGGAAACGAATGGTCTAATTGTTCAAAAATCATGGGATTACGCAAAGAGTCTTACATCCTTGCCGAGTGAATACAGAGACATGGTGCATGATTTTATCCATGTCTACGCATGCACTATGCTATCTTCATTTATGATTGTAGATGGAAAATGTCTAACAACAGAGGTTACACGTTGTAATGTTGCCTTTGGAAAATTCAAGTTTGATCGCATGACCGTAGAATTAGCATGATCATGCTTCTTTTGAAACATCTATACATAATGATATTCGTATAAATGATTTAAATAAATGTCATATAATAAACATATTACAATAATGTGGGTATTACTTGGTATTAGTGATGATACTGTTGAAAAAGAAACATTTGTATATTTTATAGGTGTATTTGATGATTTATCACTCATAAAACAGAAAGTGGAAAATTTGATTACTACTACAAATTCTAAAAGAGGTGACTATATTATTAAATCATTAACTATAAATAATACATATAATTATGATTGGAGTCACAATGAAGAAGATGAAATAAAAAGTATTTAATAATTTTAAATACACAAAGGTGTATGTCAAATTGATGTCGCCGTTCGTGGATAATACAGTACAATACAAAAACTAAGATCATTACCAACTTTAATTTAACAAAAGTCAAAATTTGTTAAACTATTTTTATAAAAACTTTGTATAAATTTCTTCATAACTATAATACATAATTTCATCGGTTTTTTCGTAATCAGTAGCATAATTTTGCTTCTCTAAAATGGAAACTATTAATTTTCCCTTTTCAAAATCATTATTATTTTCTCTAATTAGAGTCTGATCAGCTATAATCTTAATGATATCTGGATATGGTAAAATTTCGAGATATTCACACATTAATTCACAAGTAGCTTTAGTAACATCAAAAATATGTGTATATAATTTTGATTTAACAACATTTTCATTACTTTTATGATGATCTATCACAATAAACTTTTTTGAAAATAACATTAACCACTTCATTATATCAGCATCCCAACATATATCTACAACTACTACATTTTTGTTTTTAATAATTTGAAACATATCAGATGGAAATGGTTCACTTGGACTGAAACTAAATACTTTTACCTTTTTATTTAAATTTATAAGAACACTTTTTAACATTGTTGTTGCAAATGCTCCATCCAAGCTGTCACTTTGCGTTAAAATTATATATTTATCCATTTTGTGTATCTACCTTTATCCAATATTCAATTGTATATTTTTTTCAAATTTTTTAAATATATTTATGGATATATTTAGGCATAAATTACTTCACTTACTATACGATGTTTTATAAGACTAACCTCTGTTAATTGTACTATTATTTTACTTCCTATTCCTATAACCATCTCACCACTCCAAAGTACATTTTTATCATTATCATATTCCCATTTTTTTCCTAATATATTAGATACATGTATCCACCCATCTAACATCATTTCTGGTATAAGATATCCTAATCCTACTCTATTTATATCTATTACATATGCATTGTATATGTATTGTTTAGTGTTATTGATTAATGTATATAGTTTCCATTCATGATGAAGTTTATTAAGTTTGTCTATAATATGATTTCTATTGTTAATTGACTCTAAAAGATCCGGTAAATTAGTATATATTATACCACCAAGTATTCGGTGAACTAAAACATCAAAGTAACGGCGAATAGGACTGGTAAAATGTGTGTAACTATCTACGTTTAAACCAAAGTGACCTGCTTTACTTGCTTCATACCTTGCTTTAGCATACTTTTTAATAGTTATAAATGAATCTACATAAATATTATTAGTATATTGGGTAGTATCTATATTTTGAAACTTTTCATGATAACGTTGTGGACTTTGCGGTGCTTTTCCTTGTAGATGTTTTGATATAGTTATATTAGCAAGGAACATAAGATATTCAATCATTTTATGTGCATCATCATCGTACCTTTCTAATGTAATATTATTATTAATAATTTTAACAACTGGTATAACAAGTTTATTTTTATGCCATTGTAGTGCATAATTACGTATATAATTTAAATCGGGAGTATTAAGACTGTTATTTGCTTCAATATAGTCATATCTTTTCTTTACAATAATAGAACTAGGATATATGTCATAAGAGTTTAAATCATAAGAATCATTAGATATTTGAATTGTAATAACTTTTCGCTCTTGGTTTTCTATAAGACTATATGCATTATCAGCTAACTCTGATGGTAACATATTAGATACAATTTCAGGTAAATATATTGTAGATGCTCTACATAATGCAATAATATCTATATCACTATTTATTGGTAACTGATTATGAATATCCACTATATGAATATAAAATATGTTATTTGATATGTCTATTGAGATTGCATCATCAAAGTCCTTAGATGTAGTTGGATCAATTGTAAATGTATTTAAATGATTTAGATTTTGAAAGGGCTTTGTGTAATATGAATCTGATATAGTCCAATTGAGAGATACATCTGGAATGGAATTATATACGTCTAGGATAGATTCTACATCATTACTTCTAATATTAATAGATCCATAATTTTTTATTACAGTTACGTTATTATTATTAATATTACATAATAAACGATCTCCTAACTTGCCATTTAAATCAATAAGAGATAGGTTTAATTTATGATCTAATAAAGGAAATGATATAAAACATTTACCACCATTAAAGCCTTTTATAATACCAATACTTAGCATTAGTATTATACTAGGAATATTTCTTTAAACCAAGTGTTTTGTAAAAGAAAAGGGCAGCAAGATGAAGGCATTCTTGATCATCATGAATGGAATATCTTTGGTAAAGATATCATTCTCCATAAAGATCGTAAGAGGGGGCTTGGAGGTCTTCTTGTTGATCACCTTGTACTGCTTGAGTAGTGCTTTGTACCAGTGAAGGGTAGCAATGGCGTTGAAGTTTATCGTGATACAGCATCCTGGCGCTGGCGTTTCCTTCAGGCATGGCTTAATACCATTGTACTCGAGCACATAGTCCATATGCTTGCACATTGCATCGAGCATATTGACAACCTTCATGAAACGGTCCGTAGAAGCATTCTGCGGGCGGCGGTCAAAAGAGAGAGCCATTGTGAGACTGGGATGGGATAATTGTAAGTAAAGTTGGATGCAAATTTTTTTTCAATTTTTAATTTAATCAACTTTGTTGATTAAATTAAAAAGGGGGCATATTTCCAAAGGAAATGTGTTCAATTTTATATAAGAATGTTATAA